TCTGTTATTAATCCGTCAAAATCTTCTGAAGGTGGCAATACTGTTAAAAGAGCATTGACTTGCAATGCTCCATACTCACTTTTTAAGTAGTTAATATATTCGCTCCTACTGTTGAAGCCATCCTCTAAGTATCTATCTAGTGGAATAGTTCGCTCTTTATTTAAATTATTCATTTTGAGATAATTTCTAAGTTAGTTAAAATGTAAGATTTTAATTCAATTATTTCTTTTAATTCTTTTTTTGAATTTATAATTGCTTTTTTATTCTCTTCTAGTTCGTGACTAGTTCGGCAGTCTGGTAAATAGTTTTGACAATAACCGATATTTTCACGTAAATAAAAAATCCTATCATTAATAAGATTTTCTATAATTTCTATTTGTTTATTATTAAAGTTCATTTGTTCATTAACTCCTTTATTGGTGTACTGTCAAACCACATATCCCTTTCAATTGGAAGATTTAAAGGTGGAAACTTTATACTTTCTAATTCAGTTAATGAAAAATAACCTAACTCAGTTTCTAAACCTTCAACAAGTCCAAAACACATTTTTGTTATTGGATCAAACTCTGATATGTACCAAGTCCAAGAACTGCCACCAAACAACTTAACGTGGGCAATGTGTTCTTTGTTGTTTTTTTCATTGTCTCCAATATTTGGAAGTTTTTTTAATAACTCTTTTGTTAATAGTTTCATAACTAAGAATAAAAATAGTTTACTATTTAATATTAGCTTATTATGTCATTAACTGTCATCTAATATCATTCAATATTAATATTCAATTTGCATTCAAAATTGCATTCACTTTATAAGCTTATTTTTTTTATTTATAATTTTTTTTTTTTTTTTTTTTGAAAAAAATTTTTAGCAAAAAAAAATACCCAAGTTTTTAAGCTTGGGTAAAATTTTCTAACAACCGTATCCGATTGTTTCCTCTGCATCTGGTAACGTCTTAAGTGTGAAGTATCCCAGTTGTTGAAGTTCGGTTACTGTTTCGTCTTCGTAGTCTTCATTTTGGAATTCTACCGCTTCATAACCTTTAGTCTCTACAAAGTCAACTAATTTCTTTTTGTCAATCGTTGCGGCAATGTGTCCAGCATCTCCGCACTCGTTAACAATTAGTAATACGTTTAATGTCATCCGTTGAGCTCCTTTTGTAGTTGTTTTTTTTCTTTGAGTAAACTAGCTACTAGTTTTTTTAATTTGTTATTCTCTATTTTTAAATCAGTACATTCTTCTGTTTTTTGAAGAATTAATTGATCGTAAGAATAAGTCGGGTTATGAAATCCCATAATTTAAAACTCCTGAGTTAATTTGTTTTGTGCTTCGATAGCTTCGCATGCAGCTTGTACTAGTCCAGAGTTACAATGAATCTCAGTTGATTTTTTAAGACTTGATGAAGTCCCAAAATACATAATTGCCGAAATCATCAGCAATAAATAAATAAAAGTAAATCTCATTTGATTAGGAAGGATAAAGGAAGGAAGGAGTAAATTAATACTCCTTTATTCTGCTAGGTCGTATAGATCATATTTAAGTCTTAAAGTTTCTCTTGTTAGATCATCTTTAAAGAATAAACAGTTCGGCCACTTGGGATGCATACCGTTGGTTGCTTCAAGATATCTCATATTTTTTTTGAAATATTCTTGATTAATGTATCCTTTTTTTAAAGCTATTTCAAAAGCTAATTTATAGTTTTGACATAGTTCTAAGTTCATGTAGGATTTAACCTTTTGAAGCTCTTCTAAGTTCATAGGAAGGAAGTAATTAAGTTTTCTAGGTTTATTTTTGGCCTTTTGCTTTTGTATCCTTCAAGTGGTACGTAGCTTAATTAAAAGTCTAGACACAGTTGAAGCCAAAAGACCATTAGCATTAAAAGTGGGTACAGTGCATACCCATTATTAAGCATATTCTATTGTCGCAGATTCTGATATCAAAGTAAAGCACATATGATACAGAGTGATATCACATAAGCATAGGGGTAGTGTAACGAATGTTACGTTGCTATAGGCAAGGCGGGCAACTTAAATATATTTCCGTTAATTTTTTGGTTCTACCTTAATTGAGAGTTCTGGAGCTTGAATATTAACTGTTTCAACTGATTCACCTATTACTTTGCCGAGGGAGTCCAGGATCTGTGCTGCTGTTTGTAATTGACCTTTAGATACTGCTTGGTTAAAAAGACGAACTCTCATGGCTTGTAGACGTGGGAGCATTGATTCTCTATCTTTATCCCAGTCTTCGTTGTTCCAGACTTTGACACGACCCCAATCTTCCCAAGCTGTTGTTATGGAGATTTGTTCTATTTTTGAATGTTCTATTACTAGTTGGCGAGTTGTTAGACCTTTAAGTTGGCGTGAATAGAGTCTTTGTGCTCTTTCTTGTACTTTTTCTGCTGTGGAGCGAGCTACAAAGCGAGGAGTACCTTTTTTTTTAGATTGAACTATGGGTGGGATTATATTTGAAGGTAAGATTGAATCAGTCACGGACTTGATTTTAAGTAGTATTTAGTTGAATGATAACTTAAAAGTGTTGAAATAGGCTATAAAGGAGGGGTATGAGTTGTATTTTTTGTTAAATTAATGGTTGTGAGTGGAAAAAAGAGAAATGAGATAAGTTTGAGGTATGCCCAGGGTGAAGTTTTTAATAGTGATAAAAGATTTAGGGTGCTGGTTGCGGGGAGAAGATTTGGAAAGAGTTATCTTAGCTGTATCGAACTACTACGAGGTGCCATTAATCGACCAGGGGAGGTTTATTTCTATTGTGCTCCTACATATCGGATGGCGAAGGATATTGCGTGGAAGGAATTGAAGAGGTTAGTGCCGAAAGTATGGATTCAAAGTAAAAATGAGACTGATTTGAGACTGGATTTGATTAATGGGTCGAGTATTGAGTTGAAGGGAACAGAAAATGCGATGGCATTGAGAGGTAGGAGTCTTGCTGGTGTTGTATTGGATGAGGCAGCATTTATGGATAGAGATGTATGGGCGGAGGTTATAAGACCTGCATTGGCTGATAAACAAGGATGGGCACTTTTCATCAGTACCCCTGATGGAACTGCCAGTTGGTTTTATGATATGTGGTGTTTTTGTGGTGAACAGGAGTGGGATGACTGGCAAAGATGGAGTTTTACTACTATTGAAGGGGGTAATGTCGCGAAAGAGGAGGTTGAGGCAGCCAGGGGGCAGTTGGATGCGAGGACATTCAGACAGGAATTTGAGGCTAGTTTTGAGAATTTAACTGGATTGGTGGCGGTTAGCTTTGCTGATGAGAATATTGATAAGGAAGTGGCAGATTTACACATGCTTCCTTTGTTAATTGGGCTGGATTTTAACGTTGACCCTATGGCAGGAATCTGTGCAGTGAAGCATAACGATACCTTGTATGTTTTTGATGAGATTATGCTTACAGGAGGTGCTACTACATGGGACTTTGCAGAAGAGGTTACGAGGAGATATGGAGTTGACCGTAGAATTATTGCCTGTCCAGACCCTACGGGAAGTGCAAGAAAGACAAGTGGAGTGGGTGTAACGGATCATACAATACTTAGACGTAGTGGATTTACTGTTATGAGTCCTAGGAGCCCCTGGAAGATCAGAGATAAGATCACTGCTGTCAATACTGCCCTGTTTGACGCTAATGGTGATAGAAGGACATTTATACATCCTCGTTGTAAAGAATTGATAAAAGCACTCAGGACGTTAACTTATGCACCTAATACTGGTTTACCTAATAAAAATCTTGGAGTGGATCATGCTTTTGATGCTTTTGGTTATCTTTGCCTACAACAATTTAACCTGGCAAAACCTGAGACACTGGGTCAAACTTCGTTTAGAATATACTAAGATACCCTTTTTGCTTATGCCTTACCATTACGGAATGTCAACAACAAAAAAGAAAAAGAAAAAGAAAAAAGGAGGCAAGAAGAGAAGTGAATGTACCTGTAGATAAAGAACTTTACGCTAGAGTAAAAGCAGCAGCGAAACGCAAATTCCCTGTTTATCCTTCTGCCTACGCTAATGCTTGGTTAGTCCGAGAATATAAAAAGCGTGGTGGAACTTATAGAGTAGGAAAGAAGAAAAGTGCCACAAAAAAGAAAAAGTAGTCCTAACCCAAGAGCCAAAGGTGGTTTGACACGTTGGTTCAAGGAAAACTGGGTTGATGTTAAAACTGGTAAACCTTGTGGTCGTCAAAAAGGGGAAAAACGTGGTTATCCTGCTTGTCGACCCAGCAAACGGGTATCAAGTAAGACACCTAAGACTGTAGGAGAGATGTCAGCAAGTGAAAAAGCTAGATTTAAGCGTGAAAAAACTAGCAGTGCTAAAATAAAGTATCAACATAAACGTAGAAAAACTACCAAAAGGAGTAAAAAATGACTGAAATCACCGATGAGATGCTTGACATTATTGAAAAAGTTAAGGGAAAGCGTAATCCTGCTCTTTGGGATCCTAGATGTGAACAATATATGAGAAATAACAGTAAAGATACTGTAAAAAAGTCAACAACAAGTTAAACTAATTTTAAATACTCTTTTTTCTTAGAACAATGGCATTTTTTCGTGGCGAAGAAGGTTCTGTTAAATTTAAAAACGGATCT